CAGGCATATGGTATTTTCAGCTCCATAAATTGTGAGTAGTTTTCACAACTACCGCAAGTTCGAGCCCCATTTTCATCTTTAGGATTAACAATACTAAATAAGCCACATTCTTTACAAATATGAACTGTAAAGATATCGCTCACATCCATCATTCTTTCTTTTAGAAAACCAAGAGCTCCGTGAGCTATCATACAATTATGAGCCACAACACCATTTGCTAAGAATGATTCTTCTTTATCTACTTGAATATCATATACTTTATGAATACCAGCTTTACGAATATCAATGACTTTAAGGTTCATTGTAGGAAGAACTTCATTCTCTTTAATGACACCATAATTGTTTGTGGTGGTGGTAGTGGTGGTTTCTTCAGTAGTAGCAATATCTTCATCTATAATAGTATGTCTATTTTTTTCTGGTTCATTAAACCAATGAATAGCATCGATACTTTTTAAGAAATCTGTTGAACTTATAAACTTAGCACTACTAAATTTACCGCCTTGACGTTCATTCACCAAATATTCTAAAATATCATGAGTTGATGGTATTGAACATTCGTGTAAAATAGGTTCAAGTGTTTTTAATTCTTCAACTGCTTGTTTAACAGCGTTACTCGTTCCAACTATTTTATCTGAATTTTGTGACTTAAGTTCTTTATAATTAGTAAGTTCATTAACACGATTAATAATCCAAGTCTTTTGACGAGTTACATTAGTTCGTAAACTCATATATGCCACTGCAGCTTCTAATCGCTGATTTTTATGACAGCAATAACGAAAGCCAATTTTCTCATGAAAAGGTAAAAGTTCACTAATATCTAAATGTAATACTATTTCATAATTTTTATCGTTATCAGCTCTATTTTTAGAACTTGAATTTATTTTTTCATTTTGTATTGTAACTTTATTTATTCCGAATCTGGATATCAACCTCTTAATATTTTCCATCATTGTTTTTAATGATTCAATATGAGCTATAATTTTACTCTTAGAAAATGAGATTGATGTAAATGTGTTCTTAGAAATATAACAAGTATGACCGTCACCACCAAACATACCAGCTAAAAATTCTCTCACTATTGGTAAAGGACAATCATCTTTTACGATAAAATCCGGAAGTTCAGAAGGTTGTTTTACCTTTTGTCCTATAGTAATACCATTTAATTTAACTATATTATCTACAAATGCTTTTGGTATGCGCACTAAATAAAGATTTTTATATTCAAAATTTATTTGTGTAATAGGTATAAATAATTTAAGATCTGTAATTAATCTTTGGACATCTAACTGATGACCTAAATAAATACAAGCATTATAACTATTTTGCTTTAATCCAATATAACCATCAGTTATTAAATATCCTAAAATTCTGGCGAATGCCATTGATTTAAAATATTCTTCTTGAGTATTTGTTTTAAGTATAAGATTTTCACTAATAGTAAGTGACCAATTATTACATTTTCTAATTTCTTCTTGAATATCAATAGTTGGATAATTTACACTACATTTTACTCGTGTTTCATATGCTTTTAATTCATTTGCTTTAGTCCAAATATTAGTAGATGTTAATAATTTATGTTCTGGAGTGCAAGTAATTTTTTTACCATTTTCAAAATATATATCTACACATTCTTTTTCTCCTTTGTATAGAAAATGTGTTTGTTTTGATTTAATCATTCCATTGTGCTCTTGATTCCATCCTAATACTTCAAATGTTTGATTTTCAAAATTTTTTATTTTAATTGATAGTCCATTTGTGCTCGTTATTGGAGTTTCTCCATTCAAACAATCCCTTTCCATCTCACCGAAGCGTAATCCTCCGTCGCGAGATCTACCCTCAGCAGGTTGCCGGGTGAGTTGAACTATAGGACCCGACGCACGAGCATGAATTTTGTCCAAAACCATATGTTTCAGGCGTTGGTAATAAGTTGGTCCAAAGAATAATTTAACATCCATTTGTTGACCTGTTGCTCCGCTGTATAAAATTTCTTCTCCAGAATAATTAAATCCATTTGCTTCTAAAATATCATAAATTTTATCACGAGGAATATCATTAAAGGAAGTGCAGTCGCTATACCCACCTAAATAAGAACAGGCTTTACCTAAAATACATTCCATAAGTTGTCCTATAGTCATACGACTGGGGATAGCGTGTGGGTTCATAATAATATCAGGTGAAATACCATCTTCGTTAAAAGGCATTTGTTCTTGTGGAAAAATCATTCCAACTGTGCCCTTTTGAGCACAACGTGAGGCAAATTTATCTCCAATAATGGGGGTTCGTTCGGTTCGCATACGAATTTTAGCAAAACGAAAACCATCGGCATTACGATCAGTATAGACTTTATCAACAAAACCGGTTTCATTTGAGCGTAAACTGGTAGAACAATCTTTATATAATTGGTGTCCGTTTTCATCAAATTTATTTTTTAATGGTAGAACTTTACCTATGATAATATCATCACTTGTAACATATTCATCTTTGCGAATAATACCACGTTCATCTAATTTATTATAGTTACCGGGTTTAATACCACGTGTATATTTAACATTAGGTTTAGAAAATTTCTCTTCTCGACCACTTGATTGAATTTTCTTTTCATCATCTTTATAAGTTCTATAAAAAGTGGCTCTAAATAAACCTCTATCAACAGCACCTTGGTTCATTAAAATACTATCTTCCATATTATAACCGGTATAACATCCAATTGCAACCATAGCATTTACACCACAAGGCAATTCGTCATAATTTATATATTTAGAAAATTTAGTTTTAACAAGTGCTTTTTCAAGATTATTTAAGACAAAACCTAAAGTATCCATACGCTTTTGATAATTGCGAGCAAAGAGCCCAATAGATTGTTTACCCATCGCGCATTGATAACAATTGCGAGGAGATTGATTAGCATCAGAAAATGGAATGACAGATGCCACAGCACCTAACATAAGACCAGGGTGAATTTCACAATGTGTAAATTCATTAACATAGGGTTCTTCTTGGTCTACTAAATCATTATTTGTCATAGCAATATAAGTATTATTAACTTCGTTTGTATCTATATATTCAATTACACCTTCAGTTCCCCAAGTATCAATAATATCACTAATATTTTTATATAATTTACTTGTTGAAATAAGACCATTATGTTTTTTCAAAGGTTTTTGTTTAGAAAGCGATTCATAAGATAATGTAGGTTCATAAAACTTAGGACTAATTAAGAAGTTAAATGGATATTTACTTTCTTTTAGCATATCATGATATTCATTAGTAATACGTAATTTATTTTTAACAGTTTCTGTATTATCTACGATATATAATGGTCTAACCAGACGTCCAGCATCAGTATAAATTTTTATTATACGTTGTTCAACATTCCAATAGATACCAGTAAAAATATTAAGATTTCCATTGCGTCTTTCAGTTCGCAATTTTTTAACAAGTATATTAGGATCATCATTCATACCAATCCAATCACCATTTAAAAATATAATACATAGTTTAGAAATATCATCAACAGAACATTTTTCTAACTCTTTAATATTTAATGTATTTAAGAGAGTGCGAACAATCATACTATTACTATGATTTGTAATTTTAGAAATAATAGAAAGATTTTTAACTAATCCAACAGGTTGACCTTCTGGTGTTTCTGCAGGACAAATATATCCCCAAGTAGTTCCATGAAGCTTGCGTGGTTTTACAATTTTACCACCACTACCTTTATCACTTGGAGAATTTACACGACGTAAATGAGATATAAAACTCTGATAGCTAAGTCTATTTAAAACTTGTGCTGTTCCAGCTTTAACATTACCTTTACCATTTGCTTTTACTCCCCAATTACCTGTTGCTAAAGCATATTTCAATCCACCATCAATAATAGTTGGTTTAATAATTTTATAAATATTATTACTTGTAATCAAATCAAATATATCACGACGTGATTTATTATTTTTAATTTCTCGTGTTAATGATTTAACCATATCTTTTACAAGTTTATTAAAACATTGACGAAATTGAGAAGCTAATAAAACACCTGGTGTATCAATACGTTTATTATCATATGCATCACGATCATCATATGGTAAATAGTCAAAATGAACTAAAATAAGTTTACGACACATAAACCCAAGATATTTAATCTTTTTGTTAAATGAGTCACCAATATGTGGTAATATTTCATTTTGTAAAACAGTTTTTAAATACTCAAGTTTATCTTCATTATTTAATTTAATTTCACGATTAGTATTCTTATATTTAAGATAATTTAAAGTAATAGATTGAAATTTATTTATATCAGCATTAGTATCAATATTATTTTGTTTACAAATCTTTTTAAATTTTTCAAAACTATTTTTTAATATTCCTGTAATAAAAATACCAAGTGGATCTTCCATATTCCATGCAATATATTCAAATAATTTTTTATCACTTGAAACTCCTAATGCTTTCATTAATAAGAATATAGGTATTGGCATTTTAAAATTAGGGGAATCAAATTCCAAAGTTTCATCTCGATAGACATATCTAATAATATTAGAAATGACTACGCTAAAATATTGGTCTGATGAACAACGTATCTCAATTTCCTTACCTTTTATTTTTTTTTGATTATTAAATACAAAAGCATCATTTTCAGAAATTCTTTCTTGTGAAATAATAACTTTTTCATTACCACCAATAATAAAATAACCTCCTAAATCATAAGGGCATTCTCCATTTTGTTCTACTGTAGTTCCATCTTTTTTATTTAATACACAATTTGAACCAAGAACCATAATAGGAATACGACCAAAATTAATATTGTTAAATACTTCTTGTTTAATATCTTCATAATTAAATGTTTCAATAGGTTCATTTGTATCTGGATTAATTTGTGGTTTAATTGTAGATCTAACTATACGAGTTAATTTAATATTTAAAGTTAATGGAGCACTATAAGACAAATTGCGTAATTTTGCAATTTCTGGTGTCATCACTTTAAAACTACCATCATTTTCATGAATTGTTGGTTTTCCTAAGTTAAAATTAAGAAATTCAATATGAACTTCTGTTTTATGTTTATTAGCATTAGCATCATAATTAAAATATATTTTGCGAGGATTAAATTGTTGAATTATATCATCTAAATTTTTATCTATAAATTGTTTATAAGAACTATGTTGATGGTTCACTAATTCATTAGTATGACGTTGATATAAAATACTATCAATTACATTAAATGTATTTTCATAATAATCAAAATTATTTTCATCTTTATTTTCATCTTTATTTTCATCTTTATTTTCATCTTTATCTATATCAGGTTTTATTTCAGTAGTTTCTTTCTTATCAAGATTTACTGTATTTTTATTAATTTCTTTTAATTTATCTTTAATTTCTTTTTGTTTAATAGTAATAGATGATTTTTTTGTTGACATTATATTTATTATAAATTATTACAATTTATCACACTTATTACACTTATTACACTTATTACAATTATAATACTTTATCACACTTATTCATAAATACTTTATTATAAATTATAATATATTCTAAAAAATCAATTTTTATATATATTAAAATAATTATAAATATTTATAAAATATGTATAGTATTATGTATAATAAAGTATTGATATACATATTTATATAATTATTTTTTTATATTGATTATAATATATAATTTATTTAATGAATTTTTTAATTTAAAAATATAAGTTTTATTTTTATAAATAATACACAATACATAAAATATATTTGATATTATTTATAATAAATATTAAAATGTCATATTCAAATAGACCTAAAAGAAAGATTTATGCACCAAAAAGATATGAACCAAATGAAAGTAAAATTACAGAAGACAATAAAAATAAAAATAAAAATAAAAATAATAAAAATAATAATAAACATTGCAATGTATGTGATATTTTAATAGATAGTCATTATATGAATTTTTTTGAAATTAAAAATAAAATATATTGTGATGTATGTTATAATGATTTAAATAATGATAATGATAATGATAATGAAAATGAAAAAGACAAAGACAAAGACAAAGACAAAGATGAAGAAGACAAAGAAGACAAAGAAAAAGAAAAAGAAAAAGAAAAAGACAAAGATAAAGACGAAGACGAAGACGAAGACATATCACAATCTACAATTTTAAATAGTGATAAACCTAAATTAAGATTTATTATCATGAATAAAGATAATCCAAATTTAATAAATATAATTAATAGCAAAATTTTAAAGGATTTAGAGAATGATTTAACAAATCAATCATACAAAGATATCTACGCAAGGGAGCTCGAGGGGCTGAAGCCTTCGGAAAGGGAGCTCGAGGGGCTGAAGCCTTCGGAAAGGGAGCTCGAGGGGCTGAAGCCTTCGGATGATGAAGATTATGATGAAGATTATGATGAAGATTATGATGAAGAATATGATGAAGAATATGATGAAGAATATGAAGAAGATGATGATGATGAAGATGAAGATGAAGATGAAGATGAAGATGAAGAAGAAG